GGCTGAGGAAATATCATGGCAATTCAAAACAATTTCCCCAACTTGACTCCGACTCTGCTGTTGGACTTTGCGAATGCGGGCAAACTCGACCCGCGAGTGACGTTTTCGCGAGCAACAACTGCGACGTACTTTAACTCGTTGGGAGTGCTGACGACGGCGAATAACAACGTAGCCCGATTTGACTACAACCCCTCCACGCTTGCCGCGCAGGGCTTGCTGATCGAGGAGCAGCGGACGAACAGCATCCGCAACAACACGATGGTGGGCGCTGTGGCTGGTACGCCGGGGACGTTGCCGACGAATTGGAATCGAAGTGCGTCACCGACAAGTGGAATTAGCAACGAAATTGTAGGTACTGGCACAGAATCGGGGATTACTTACATTGACTTGCGGTTTACCGGAACGGCGACGGCTACGATTAGTTTTAATATCAATTTCGAAACAACTACGCAAGTTGCCGCATCGCCAAGCCAAACTTGGGCAGTTTCAACTTACGTTAAATTAACCGCTGGGGTGTTAAACAGCGCGACCTTTAGTTTTACTGTTGGTGAATACAGCAGCGTCCCGGCGTTTTTGCGGAACAATTTTTCTTCTACGACAACACCTACGTCTGCGGGATTGGCAACGCAACGTGTGGCATATTTATTTACAACAGGCGCTTCAACCGCATCAATTCAGCCGCAAATTTCCGTCAATCTTACCAACGGGCTGACTTACGATTTCACCCTCCGCATCGGCCTGCCCCAACTGGAGCAGGGTGCATTCGCAACCTCCGTCATCCCCACGACCACCACCGCCCTGACGCGCAACGCAGACGCAGCCAGCATGACGGGGACGAATTTCTCGTCGTGGTTTAGCAATTCTCAAGGAACGGTTTACTCTGAATCTGCTGTGTACGCCGCTGCCGTTAAAACTCAAGGTGTTTGGGAATTAAGTGGCGGAACAACTACAACAAGTTTGAGAAGCCCACAATTAACTGTAGACCGTTTGCGGGCTGTAGTTGGAGGCACATTCTCTGGTGCGGGAACTGGTGCAGTTATTTCCAACAACACTTTCATCAAAGCCGCTGTTGCTTGGCAGGGCTTGAGCGGTCGTTTACAAAGCGGGTCAACTGGGGAAGATGTCACAGGGGCTGTAAATCTAGACGCAACCCAATTAATCATTGGCGGCTTAGGTTCTGCTGGCTCAACCCCTTTAAACGGCACCATCCGCCGCATCACCTACTACGCGGTCCGTGCCACCAACGCTCAACTTCAGGCACTAACAGCCTAAGAGAACAACATGAAATTCATAGAAGAAATCGAACTGTCTGTCCTTGACAACATTTTGCAAGAAGAAACCTTGCGTCACTTTTCTACCGTTGAGGAAGCAAAAACAGAGGGTGATAAGTTGTTGCAAGGGCAGATTCGGGCCGAGGCGTCCATTTGCCACACTCGGTATTGGGTTGATGACAAATATCAGGTTGTCAAAGGTGAGCCGGATGTCTGCTACAGCAAATGCGCCGACATGGTTAACGGTGTTGCCCTAGAATGGGAAATGGAAGTAGACGAGGCGGCTTAATGGATTACTACTTGAAAGCAGCCGACGCCACAGCCCTCTACAACGCGCTAGAGGCGGCGGGGATCGTGCGTGAAATTCCGCAAGAAGAGCGGACATCCGAACATGAATTTCATACGCAACAACTAACACTTTTCGTTAGTTAACGACTATAGGACATACGCCATGTATATTGACTACCACCTCAAGTTTGACTCCGAAGCCGCAGCAAAGGCGGTGCTGTATCGCGTGGAAGGGGAAGAGGGGAACGAAGTCCCCAAGTACCTCGCCATTGACCTGATCGGCACGGTGTATAAGCCGACCGGCAAGATGCTCCAAAGCGATGAAGGCGAGTTCCCCGAGATGGCTCCGCTGCCTGGGTATCATGCTAATGTTCGAGTTTTGGATGCAGCTCCAGAGTTGGAAGCGTATCAAGTGTTTCCAAAAAACCCGGTTAGAGGGTGGGCATGATGAGCTTGAAATTTTTAAAAGGCGCGTTTAAATCGCGCACAATTTGGTGGAATGTCCTTCTTGCTTTTCTTGGTAGCTTAGAGCTTTTTGGATCCCATCTTACGACGCTTTTTGGAACGCAAGTTGCGGCAGTCGTGCTTCTTGTTGGTGGCGCTGCTAATCTTGTTCTTCGGGCTATTACTACTCAAGCACTTTCGGAGAAGTAACATGGACGGGCAGTTTTTGTTTAATGTGCTTGTTGGCGTGTCTGGGTTTCTTGGTGGCTGGATTCTTAACAACATTTCCCGTTCAATTGAGCGTCTGGACAAAGACGTTCGTCAGATGCCATTGAATTATGTCACTCGCGCAGACTATCGAAACGACATTGATGAAATAAAAGGCATGCTTGGCAAGATATTTGACAAACTAGACGGAAAGGCAGACAAATGATCCCTGCTGCGCTTGCTGCCATCGTTCAGCCGCTCCTTGCAAACGGTTTGGGGTTGGTCGCCAATGCTGTATTAGCCAAGGGCAAGAAGGTCGTCGAGGACAAGTTGGGCGTAGAACTGAAGCCCGATATGTCGTCCGAGGATCTGGCGAAAGTTCAGATCGCAGCGATGGAGCATGAGGAAGAACTCATGCGGCTGCGGATTGAGGAGGACAAGTTAGACCTTGCCGAGTTGGAACTGCGACTCAAGGACGTCGGCTCCGCTCGTGACCGCGAGACTGCGATTGCTACGAGCAAGGACGCGCCGCTCCTTAACAAGATCGTCACCCCGATCCTTGCGCTTGGCCTCCTTACAATGACCTTCACGCTCTTTGGCGTGGTCATGTTTGACAACAACCCAGTCGAGGCATCCCGCAAGGACATCCTCATTTACGTCCTCGGCGTACTGTCAGCCATTAGCACTCAAGTGGTGTCGTATTACTTCGGCTCCTCGCAAGGCAGTAAGGACAAGGGGGAGCAGTTGAAGGAGGCGATGAAATGAGTCTCGTTTCCGAACAAGCCGCCTTCCTGCTGGATGTCTGCAAGCTGATCGAATACGCCACGGAGCAGGGCTTTGTGGTCACTGGCGGCGAGTTAGCCCGCACGGTTGAACAGCAGCAGATTTACGTCAAGTCGGGCCGTTCCAAGACGATGAACAGCATCCACCTCAAGCGGTGCGCCATTGACCTTAACTTCTTCAAGGACGGCAAACTGACGTATGACATTGCCGCCCTGACCCCGGTCGGAAAATACTGGGAGTCATTGCATTCTAAAAACCAATGGGGCGGGTTCTGGAAATCGTTCAAGGACGTCCCGCATTTTGAAAGACGGGTCTAACCATGCCAGCATCAATGACCTTCACAAGCTTGCAGGCGGACATCCGCAACTACCTCGAGCGTGGTGGTGCGACGGACCCGATTGTCTACGAGCAGATCCCCCGGCTAATCACGCTTGCTGAGCGGCGGATTGCCCGTGAGCTGAAGATCCAGGGGTTCCAGACTGTCGTTAATACGACGATGCAATCTGGGGTGGCGGTCTACGCAAAGCCGGATCGCTGGCGCGATACGATCAGCATTAACTTCGGCACGGGCAGCGGAAACAATGTCCATACGCCAATTTTTATTAGGTCGTATGAATACATTCGTCAATACTGGCCGAATGAAACTCAGACGGATCAGCCTAAGTTTTACGCGGATTACGACTACAAGCATTGGATATTTGCGCCGACTCCAAATGCAAACTATCCTATGGAAGTGATTTATTATCAGCTTCCGCCGTTGCTTGATGACACGAATCAAGCCAACTGGCTATCTGAGTACGCGCCTAATCTGTTGCTGTATGGGTCGCTGGTTGAAGCAACCCCGTTCATTAAGGACGACCAGCGCGTACAGCTCTGGCAGTCTTACTACGACCGCGCTCTTGCTGCACTGAACGGCGAGGACTTGCAGAAGATTGTTGACCGGTCTACTAATCGCCGGGAGGCATAAGGCATGACGACCTATGTTCAAACTTTTGGCGGCACAAACGTATACCCGAGCGACGTTTCGTATCGGTATGTGTCGCTCACTATTGATCAGGCGCTTGATTGGCCATTAGAGGCTGCGCCTAACGCAAACGTCGTAGCGTCCATCATGGATGTTAATGCGACGACGACCAGCCTTGTCATCACGATGCCTGATGCGACCGAAGCCAGCAATGGTCTTACGGTGTTGTTTAACAACGTTGGCGCAAACACGTTCAGCGTCAATACAAATTCTGGAACGTTAATTTGCGCTCCGCAGTCTGGCACCACTTTCCAGATTTACCTGACCAGCAACAGCACCGCAGGCGGTACTTGGCGCTCATTCCAATACGGGGCATCGGTTTCTGCAACAAACGCAGCCTCGCTGGCCGGTCTTGGTATCAAGGCGATTGCAACGACGCTTAACCAGTCAGCGCCTGTTAGCACGTTCAACAGCAACTACACGGCTGGCACGAGTGATCGAGCCAAGGCGCTGGTGTGGACGGGCGGAGCCGGCACTCTGTCGTTTGACCCGGTGGTATCGCTGGGGAACGATTGGTTTGTAAACATCCGCAACGGCGGCACGGGTGATTTAACTCTTGACCCAAACAGTGGGGAGTTGATTAACGACGGAGCCACTTTGGTTCTTTCTCCGGGCGACAGTGCGACGGTAATTACAAACGGCGTGCAGTTCTGGACGATTGGGTTCGGTCAGTCTGCTGTCTACGCATTTAGCCTGTTGCAGATTGACGTTTCGGGAAGCGGTAACTACACGCTGTCGATTTCCGAGCTAAACAGAACGGCGTACATCTTTACGGGCACCCTGACGGGTAATCGGGATATTGTTGTCCCGACGACGATTCAGCAGTACTGGATCAGTAACCAGACATCTGGTCCGTATACGCTTGGCGTGAGAACCGCAGCGCAGCCGAGCCCTGGGGTTAACGTCCCGTCTGCGGGCCGGGCGATTTTGTACTGCGATGGAACCGACGTTGTAGACGCCGACACGGCGACGATTGGTATTCCTGTCGCGGTAAGCCAAGGCGGTACTGGTGCAACGACTGCAAGCGCAGCCCGGACAAACTTGGGTGCTACCTCGATTGGTAATGCGGTATTCACGGCTGCGTCAACCTCTGCCGCGCAGATTGCTCTCGGCCTTGACCCGATTCAGGGCGGAACTTACTGATGCCTTTGCAGCCGGTCATTGTTCGTTCTGAACCGGGCATCAAGCGGGACGGAACGAAATTCGATGGTAACTTTTATGTAGACGGGCAGTGGGTCCGTTTTCAGCGTGGGTTACCTAGAAAGATTGGCGGGTATCGGGCATTGCAAGACCGGCTGGATGGCATTGCTCGAGGCATGCACATCCACAATCACAACGCCTATACGTATGTACACATTGGTACATCGGACGGTGTGTTCAGATTTCGCCTTGATGCAAACGGTCTGTCCAGCATTGTGACGAACCGGACCAATCCGGCTTATGTCTCAAACATCAACTCGCTGTATCAGTTTGATGTTGCATACAACACAACGACGAACCAAAACGAAATATTGGCTCACGTAGCGCCAAATTTGGGAGATATTTCTTCTGACGCAGCCGGCGCTTTGTATCGTGGGTACGACAACGGAACGGCAACGCTAGACCTTGAGACTGAAGTTACAGCATCTGGCGGAATCGTTGCCTTAGCTCCATATGTATTTGCGTATGGATCTGATGGGTTTATTCAGTGGAGCCGTGCTGGTTACACGGACGACTGGACGAACGGCGACTCTGGCGCGGCCCGTATTACCAGCCAGAAAATTGTAAAGGGGCTCCCGCTTCGAGCTGGCGCGGGCAATGCTCCGTCTGGATTGTTCTGGTCTATTGACTCTGTGCTTCGTGCTACTTATACGGGCGGGTCGGCCGTATTTCAGTTTGACACCATTACCTCGCAGTCAAGCATCCTCTCTTCGCAGAGCGTGATTGAGTACGACGGTATCTACTACTGGTGCGGCGTTGATCGATTCTTGATGTTCAACGGTGTTGTACGGGAAGTCCCGAACAACTTGAACTTGAACTGGTTCTACGACAACTTGAACTACGCTCAGCGCCAGAAGGTTTTTGCGTTTAAGGTTCCCCGTTGGGGTGAGATTTGGTGGTGCTATCCTCGAGGAGATGCGACGGAGTGCAGCCACGCGATCATTTATAACGTCCGTGAGAATACGTGGTATGACACGGAACTGCCTGGAGGTGGCCGCTCTGCGGGCGCTTACGCTCAGGTCTTTAGTTCGCCGCTGGTGGTGGGTGTTGTTGATACCGAGTTGACGCAGTACCGAGGCGTAGAGAGCAGCGAGCGGCGCATTACGGAAGATGGTGATTACAGAATCATCAACGACCCGAAGGGCTACGTTGTTTGGCAGCATGAGTACAAGACGGACGAGATCAATGGTGATCAGATTCGTCCTATTCAATCGTACTTTGAGACGGCAGACATATCTCTGGTTGCCTCTCAAGAGCCGCAGAACATGGCGATTCGGGTTGAGTTTATGGAACCCGACTTTGTACAGTCCGGTAATATGACTGTGCAGGTTACGGGGCGGGCGAATGCCAAGTCTGCTGAAGTGACCAGTGATCCGCAGACGATTTACGCAACCCCGAACACGAAGCAAGAGCAGCTGGTGTACTTCCGCGAGATCCGCCGCGAGATGCGTTTCCGGTTTGAGAGCAACACGGTTGGCGGCAATTACCAGATGGGCCAGACGATAGCCCATATTGAGCCGGCTACGGGCACGGTGCTTGGGGAAAACCCGTGACGCATCGTATTGTTGACCCTCGCGGGATGGATATACAGTACTGGGCAGACACTTTGTGCCTTGACCTAGACGATTATGCGGTGATCCCGCAGCTGTATAATAAAGACGAATGGCAGAACTGGGCTGCTGGCCTGATCAGTATTAATGGTATTTCCCAGCTGAACCCTCCGTCGCCCTACCAGTTTGACGACTGGCAAGAGTGGGCATATCGTTTTTACCAGGTGCTAAACTAATGGCTATTGGATACAGCAGGTTTGAGTACGGCGATATGGGTGGTGGTCTTGATTTTTACGACCCATTTGAGTCTTATTTTGACGTAGCTCCGGATCCGGCTCCGGATCCAGCTCCTGCTCCAAGCTATTACAGTTACGGTGAAGTTCCTAGTTCAGACTATTTTGACTTTGAGGCTGAAGCTGCTCGCCAAGCAGAAATTGAGCGCCAGAGAGAAGCTGATCGCTTAGAGGCAGAGCGTCAAGCGACTGCTCGTCGCCAAGCAGAGCTTGCTGAAATTGAACGGCGGCAAGCGGAAGCCGAGAGAGAGCGAGTTGCAAGAGAGCAGGCAGCGCGAGAACAAGCCGCGAGAGAAGAGGCCGCTCGTGTTGAAGCTGCCCGTCTGGCGGAAGCCGCTAAAGAAAGAGCTCGCTTAGAGGCTGTTCGTCAACGCGATATTGAAAATGCTAGACGCGAACAAGCAGCTAGAGAGCAGGCTGCTCGAGAGCAGGCAGCGCGAGAACAGGCCGCGAGAGAAGAGGCAGCGCGAGAGCAAGCCGCGAGAGAAGAGGCCGCTCGTGTTGAAGCTGCTAGGGAAGCGGCTCGCTTAGAGGCTGTACGCCAACGAGATATTGAGACTGCCAGGCAAGAAGCCATCAGGCAGGAAGAGGCAAGAATAGCCGAACAAGAGCGTGTTGCTCGTGAAGCTCAATTGGCTCGTGAGGCAGAAGTTGCTAGACGAGCTGAAGAAGATGCTCGTACTCGAAGGCAGGCTGAAGAGGCCCGACGCGAGCAAGAGCGAATTGCTGCGGAACAAGCTCGTCTTGAACAAGAGCGCGTAGCAGAGGCTCAGCGCCAAGCGGAAATTGAGCGTCAGAGAGAAGCTGATCGCCTAGAGGCGCAGCGTCAAGAAGCTGCTCGCCGCCAGGCGGAGCTTGCTGACATGCAGCGCCGTCAGGCAGAACAAGAAGCGGCTAGGGTTGCTCAGGAAGAAAATGATAGACGAGCCGAAGAAGAGCGAGTGGCGCGTCAAGCTGAACTTGATAGGCTTGCTCAAGCAGAACAATCTAGGGTTGCTGCCGAGCAAGAGACGGCTCGTGTTGCAGCGGAAGAAAACGCAAGGAAGCAGGCTCAGGCTGCTACCTCTCCTTTGAATGAAGCAGTTGATGAAACTGTTCCATCTGGCCCTTTAACTGATGTAGTAAAAACCGAAGAACCTCCGGTTGATAAAGGGCCTTTGACTACAACCTCTTCGCCAGAGGAAATGAGCTGGATTGAGAGGATGAAGCTTTTTGGAGCGCAGCCCTCGCTTACTCCTAACCTGACTCAGCCCGGCACGGGCGGCGCAGATATTTCTGCAGCAGATCGATACAAGAAAGAAAAGCAAACCGCTGTAAATGAATATGAAAAGAAAATAAACTCTTTAAGAGATGCCAATCAGCTTACGCCGGAAATTGAGAATGGTCTAAAAGATAATTTGAAGCAAACGCTTGATTCTCTTTCAAGCGAAGAATCAACTTATCTTAATAGCCTGCCTCAGCGTCAAGTTCTTTCTGACTTGTTGAAGAGTAATCGGTTTGAAGAGGCTTATAAGTTTGCCTCTGAAAACGGAATGGAAACTCTTTTGACGCAGACCAACGAACTTAAAAACCTTAGAGGCGCTTTCACCAAGGATGAGGCTCGTCAGTTTATTAATTCCATGCCTTCCGACTTCATGAAGGGCGCTTATGGAGATAGATATAAATTTGATGAAGCTTGGAAATTTGACCCGAAGGGAGCCGAGGAACGCGGCGCTTTAATGTGGGTGTCTGGTTTTGACGAGTCTGGAAAAGCTATAACGTCGGAAACTGGTTACCCGATGCTTGACCGGGTTCTTCAGGCTCAAGAAGTCAAAAAAGATCCGGGCATATTTAAGGACATCTTCAACGCTGCCGCGATTGCCGCTGCCATATTTGGCGGCGCTCAACTTGCTGGAGCATTAAGCGGCCCCGCAGCTCCTGGTGCAGGAGCGGGAGCGGGAGCGGGAGCGGGTGCGGGCGCTGGCGCGGGAGCAGGTGCTGGCGCAGGGGCTGGTGCTGGGGCTGGAGCAGGGGCGGGTGCTGGTGCGGGTGCGGGTGCTGGGGCTGGGGCTGGCGCTGGATCTACAGTCGGTGGACTTACCGGCGCAATAAAAGCAATCGGTGGTATTCCTGCGACCCTTGGAAATACAGTTGCAAAAGCAATCGGTTTAACTCTTAACCCCGTCTCTCAGGCAGCTCTTGGTAACGCCATCATCACTGGCGGTGTAACCGCTGCTAAGGGCGGAGACTTAGAAGATGTCTTGAAGGCTGCGCTTTTATCTGCTGGTGTTACTTATGTTTCCGCTCCAATGCTGGACAGCCTTAAAGATGCAGCTAAAGCAGTTGGATCTAAACTGGGGGTTACCAGTGGCGCCGCCTCTACGGCAGCAGGTCAGGCTGTAACAGATGCGCTGTCTGATGTAGCTCTTGATGATTTGCTTAAAGAAGTCACGGTCACAGCTACTCGTCCCGGCTTGGGTGGCTTAGCTGGCCTTGGGGCTGCGGCTATCCCAACTAAAACTAAAGTTGATCTTCCTGAAAAAGCACCAGAGTTTGCCGTTCCTGAGGAACCTCCTGCGGTGGAACCGGAAGGTCCGCTTAAAGAGGTTACGGTAACTGGCACTAAGGCTCCGATCAGCCCTCCTGTCGCCCCTCCTCTTAGCACGCCAGTTGACTTGCCGGAAAAACCGCCTGTGTTTGAAACACCGACGGTGGAGCCTGAAACTGGTGGTGGCAAGCCTGCCCCTGAGCCGGAAGACTTGACGGAAATCACGGTTACCGCAAAGCCGACTCCCCCGCTGTCGCCACCAATTATTACGCCACCGGATATTCCAACAACAACTCCAGTTACGCTGCCGGAATCGCCGCCTGTATTTGAACCGCCTCTGGCAGAGCCTCCTGTTGAAGAAACCCCACCGGAAGAAGAGCCTCCGGTAGTTACGGTTACGGGAACCAAACCGCCGGGTATTCCGCCAATTATTACGACGCCTGATATTCCGACGGAAA